TACAAGATCAAGGGCGTGAACTTTGGGAATAAGGCGAAGAACCCGATCATGTACGGCAACATGCGCGCGCAGATGTGGGGCGACATGCGCGATTGGCTCAAGACGGCGGCAATTCCAAACGATAGGTTCTTGAAAACGGATCTGATTTCGCCTATGATGAAGCCTGACTCAAGAGGCACGATTTTCTTGGAGTCCAAGAAGGACATGAAGTCGCGTGGGTTGGCGTCGCCCGACGCAGCCGACGCGATTGCTGTTACATTTGCGTTTCCTGTAGCACATCGGCAATATGTTGAGCCAACCCGCCGCGTGAACGCGCAAGGCAGTGGAGTCAACGCATCATGGATGGGAGCATAAAATGGCAACTAAACCTGGTTTGTATAGTAACATCCACGCAAAGCAAGCACGTATCAAAGCGGGCTCCGGCGAGAAGATGAACAAAGTTGGCTCTAAGGCAGCGCCTACAGCCAAAGATTTCAAAGACTCAGCTAAAACTGCGAAGAAAAAATAATGGATTACACAGGCATAGCCGCAGCCGGTGCTGTGGCCAACGGCGGCAAGCAAAAAGGCTCAGAATCCAATGTCTTGGCGACTGCTCGCTCGCGTTTGGACATGGCCATCGGCGCGCTGTCTGAGTCTCGTCAAGATGAGATTGATGACCTGAAGTTTTACGCTGGCTCACCCGACAATCGCTGGCAGTGGCCAGCGGATGTGTTGGCCACCCGTGGCGCGGTGCAGGGTCAGACAATCAACGCCAGACCGTGCTTGACGATCAATAAGTTACCCCAGCACGTCAGACAAGTAACCAATGACCAAAGGCAAAACCGCCCAAGTGGCAAAGTTATTCCAGCCGATGACCACGCAGACATTGAAGTCGCAGAAATCTTCAACGGCATGGTCAGGCACATCGAATACATCAGCGACGCTGACGTCGCCTACGATACCGCGTGTGAAAACCAAGTCTCCTACGGCGAAGGTTACATCCGCATCCTGACCGAATACTGCGACGAAAACACGTTTGACCAAGACATCAAGATTGGCCGTGTTCGCAACTCATTCAGCGTCTACATGGATCCAACAATCCAAGACCCGACAGGCGCGGACGCCAATTGGTGCTTCATTACTGAAGACATCACCAAAGACGAATACCAGCGGATGTACCCCGACTCCGCGCCCATCACCACCTTGCAAACGCTGGGTGTGGGTGACCAAAATTTGAGCCAATGGCTCACCGAAGACACCATTCGCGTTGCTGATTACTACTATGTAGACTACGACAGATCAACGCTTAACCTGTACCCTGGGAACGTGACCGCATTTGAAGGCACCCCAGAAGACAAACAACTGAAAGCAATTTATGGCAAGCCTAAAAAATCTCGTGAATCTGATCGTGTCAAAATTAAATACTGCAAGATTAACGGTTATGAAATTCTTGAAGAACGCGATTGGGCGGGGAAATACATCCCCGTAGTTCGCATTGTTGGCAATGAGTTTGAGGTCGATGGCCGCTTGTATGTGTCTGGCCTTGTGCGTAACGCCAAGGATGCCCAGCGCATGTACAACTACTGGGTAAGCCAAGAGGCAGAGATGCTGGCCTTGGCACCCAAGGCACCGTTTATTGGCTACGGTGGCCAGTTTGAAGGTTACGAGACTCAGTGGAAGACAGCCAACACGACCAACTGGCCGTATTTGGAAGTCAACCCAGACGTGACCGACGGCCAAGGCGCGGTGTTGCCGTTGCCTGCCCGTGCCCAGCCACCAATGGCGTCGAGTGGTCTGTTGCAGGCCAAAGCTGGTGCATCTGAAGACATCAAAGCGTCTACTGGCCAATACAACGCATCTTTGGGTATGACATCCAACGAGCGCAGCGGCAAAGCCATTTTGGCTCGCCAGCGCGAAGGCGATGTGGGCACTTACCACTACGGCGACAACTTGGCCCGTGGTGTGCGCCACATTGTGCGCCAGTTGGTGGACTTGATCCCCAAGGTGTACGACACCCAGCGCGTGGCCCGCATTATTGGTGTGGACGGTGAAACCACAATGGTCAAGTTGAACCCTGACCAGCCAGAAGCCGTTCGCAAGATTACCGATCAGAACAATCCTGACATTGTGATCGACAAAATTTACAACCCCAACGTCGGCAAGTACGATGTGGTGGTGGCCACCGGCCCAGGCTACGCGACTAAGCGCCAAGAAGCCTTGGAAGCAATGGCCCAACTGTTGCAGGGCAACCCACAACTGTGGCAAGTGGCCGGTGACCTGTTCGTCAAAAACATGGACTGGCCAGGCGCGCAAGAGATGGCCAAACGCTTTGCCAAGACCATTGATCCTAAGCTCATGGAAGACGGCGACAAGCCACCAGAGTTACAAGCCGCAGAACAGCAAATGCAAGCGATGGGTCAAGAGCTTGACCAATTGCATGAGATGCTTAAGAACGTCGGCAAGTCCATCGAAGCGCAGGAGATGCAGCGCAAAGATTTTGAAGCTGAAGTTAAGATGTACGAAGCCGAGACCAAGCGAATCGCTGCGGTGCAGGCTGGCATGACTGAGCAACAAATTCAAGATATTGCAATGGGCGTGGTCGCTGCGGCGATGGAATCGCAAAATATGATCAATGAAATGCCTGAGATGCCTCAACAAGAGATGATGCCCCCTGAGCAAGAGATGCCACCTGAACAACAAATGGGAATGCCACAATGAAAGCCGCTGATTTTTTAGGCTTGCTGTTTCTAGCACGGGACGTGGCGCACAGCGTTCACTTGAACACCCGCAGCTTTAGCAAGCACGAAGCACTTAACATTTTCTATGACCGAATTGTTGGCGCGGCAGATGATTTTGCTGAAGCCTACCAAGGCCGTCATGGTTTGATTGGCCCCATCACTTTGCATTCGGCAAAGAAGACTTCCAACATCATTGAGTTTTTAGAAAGCTCGTTGGCTGAAATTGAAGAAGCTCGGTATAAGGTTGCAGACAAGTCAGATTCGTCATTGCAACAGCTTATTGATAACATCATTGAAATTTATCTTCGCACACTTTACAAACTGAAGTACTTGGCATAAGAGGTTACTATGGCAACGTACAACAAATTTCAACCAGCAATTGAGAACTTGTTTGAAGGTATCAATTCTGGCTCGGACTCATGGGTGATCAAGTTAGCCACAGCGGTAAGCCAAGCTGCGGGAACGATTACCGAAGTTGCAAACGGTAACGGCTACACAACTGGCGGTAATGCGGCTAGTACAACTAGCGCCTCGCAAACTGGCGGCACGTTTAAGTTGGTATTGGCAAGCCCAACGCTTTGGACAGCGTCTGGCGCTGGATTTAGTTTTCAATACGCAATTTTGACTGATTCAACAACAGGCACAAACGTGGCTTATTGGGACTACGGATCAAGCCAAGCTGTAGCGGCAAGCGAAACAGTCACTGTAACTTTAGACGGCACTAACGGCGTGTTCCAAGCAACATGACGATTGACTTTTTTTTCCATTGCAGTACGGTACATTCACTGTTAACTTCACTGCCGCTGTAGCTGCAACTGTTCTTATTGGTATTGCTTAATTATGCAAATAATCTACGAGCATACGCACAACGGAATTATGTTTAGGGATGCTTTATATCTTCCTGATGACCATACATATACTGATGTTGAAATAGATGCTTTTAAACAAGAACGCATCAATGCTTGGGTTTTATTGATTACATCTGCACCATCAGAATCTTTGTTAGATGAGGATGTTGGATAATGGCGGCAAGATTTTGGGTTTCTGGCGGTTCAGGTAACTGGACAAGCACATCTAATTGGAGTGCTACATCTGGCGGCGCAAGGGGTGCGAGTGTCCCAAGTACAGCAGATACGGCGACATTTAATGCGTTATCAGGTGCTGGTACTGCAACAGTAAATGTAAGCGTTACGATTCAAACGCTAACAATGACGGGGTTTACTGGAACTCTGGCATTTGGAACAAATACAATTTCTTTAAATAGTACAGGAACTATTTTTACTGGTGCGGCAACATATAACGTAACCGGAACTCCGCTAATAGTTTGCACAAATAGTTCTGGAACATCAAGGACAATTAATGCAGGATTGCCAACAGAAGCAAACAGCATAAGTTTTCAATTTGTTGCTGGAACTGGTAGTACAAACTTTACTACTGGCACAGCAATTAGAAGTCTTGTTTATAGTAATACATTTACAGGGTCAAAAGCTAGTTCCACTGGTACTACGCTAACGATTTATGGTAATTTGACATTTAAATCAGGAATGACTATAGCTACTGGCACAGGCGTGGTAACTTTTGCGGCTACCAGCGGAACACAAAATATAGTAAGTGCGGCATTAAATTTAAATTTTCCAATTACATTTTCTGGTACTGCAACTTACAGATTACAAGATGCTTTAGCTGTTGGCACTACAACATTAAGAACAATAACATTAACGTCAGGCACACTAGATTTAAATAATTTCACATTAACTCATTTTGGAATTTTTTCTTCAAACAATAACAATACAAGGGCTATTGCTTTTGGTACAGGGTCTTATGTAAACACAAGGTCGGCTAGTGCAACGTATTGGGATTTTCCAGACATTACAAATTTTTCATGCACTGGTACTCCAAACGTAAGTTTCTCTCCTACGTCTGGTACTTGTACTATTGCTCACGGAACATCGGCTGGCGGCGCAGAAGCCAAAGCCCTTAATTTTACTTTTGGCAACAGCGGTGCAACCATTGCTTTAAGCAGTTCTTATGTTTTAGATTTAACTTTATTAAATGCTGGCGGCGTTCATACATATACAAATAGTACGCCAACCATTTATGGAAGTTATTTAAACCAAAATAATTTTAGTAGCAGTTCTCCATTTACATCAATAACTTTTTCTTCTACTAATACGTCAAGAACAAATTTCATACAGTCAGTTTTTGCTTCTATGCCCACTGCCACAAACATTAGTGGTGGGGCAGGAACAATATATAAATTATCAAATTCTGTTACGGGTGGGACTTGGACTGTCTCTTCATCATTTGATTCTAATAGTTACAATTTAAATTGCGTTAGTTTTAATTTTAATAATGTAAGCACAAAAACTATAACCCTTAACTCAACTATTACAATATCTAATCAATTTATTGGGACTCTTACAGGAACTACCGTTGATTTTACAGGGTCTTCATTTGTTTTTGGTGGAAGTACTACATCTTTAAATGTTCCTAACGCTACTTTTCCTTCAGTAACATTAAATAGAAGTGCTTCTTCTCTTCAAACTCTTACTATTGGAAGCCTTGGAAATACGCAAACAATAACAAATCTATTAACAAATAATTCTCCTTCAAATGCCTTTTCTGCACAAATTCAACTTGTTGCTGGTTCAACATTAAATGTTTCTAGTCTACTTATAGATGGAAATAGCAGTATAGTAAATATTCTAGATGGTGGAATTTTAAGTAAGCCAAGCGGAACTGTAACTACATCTTATTTAAATATTTCAAATAATATCGCTACAGGCGGTGCAACTTGGTTAGCGCCAACAGCCAATGGAAATGTAGACGGTGGCGGTAACATTGGATGGATATTCAACGGAGGGTACACCATAGCGGCAAACAATGGCTCCTATGCAGTAACCGGACAATCCGCAAGTCTATTACGTTCTAAAGTTTTAAGCGC